GGACAGTTGACCGGCACTCCGGCGAATAATGACGTAGTGCGGATCGGAGACACCTATTACCGATTCACCAGCGGCAGCGTGGATGCAGGCACGCCCGCAGGCACACTGGCAAATCCGTGGTTGGTCGCCTTGGGCAATTCACCTGGTGAGGCTTTCGACAATCTGCGCAAAGCTATTAACGGTATCGGCACTCCGGGAACGAATTACAGCACAGCGCTGATTGAGAATATGCAGGTGCAATCGGTAGACAGCACTTCCAGCAGTGTAACGGTCCGTGCGCTGGTTGCGGGAATCATCGGCAATTCAATCATCACGACAGAGACAGGTGCGGCGCTGGCGTGGGGCGCAGGGACGTTGACGAACGGCGGTAATCCGACTTGGTTCCCGATTGTCACACCTGACGATGTAGGTATCATCAGTCTCGGCTACATCGCGTCTTACGTTGTGGTTGTTCCCGCGCAAGATGAAAAGATCAATGGGCGCTTCTTCTGGATCGAGCCGGGAGAAAGCACGATTGATCCTCTCAACTTTGCGACGGCAGAACGTGCGCCTGATCCGATCTATCAGGTGCGAGTGTTTGGAGATCAATTCTGGCTTCCTGGTGCTACAACGACAGAAGTGTGGTATTTTACTGGAGACCTCGACGCGCCTGTGGCTCGTCTGCAAGGTGTGACTTTTGATCGAGGCACTTGGCCGGGAACGGCAGTGCAGATCAAGGAAAGCATGGTGATCGTTGACAGTGATGGCGGCGTGTTCCAGATCGCGGGCGGATTGAAAAGGATCAGCCGTCCGGACATCGAGGAACGTATTCGGAAGGCCATCCAGTTTCAGTCAAATTCTTAGGAGTAGTTGCTATGAGTATCGAATGGGCAGATTTTCCTGGTGGGCAGAAGGGCATCTACGGCAACCAGAGTTCTCAAATGTTGGACGGTCCTTATGCAGAAATAAGCTTTAACGCAACTTTGCAAAATGATCCCGATCCAAACGTTTCAGGAGGCATTGCGCTAAGAATGGCCCCCACTGGGGGATCTGTTCCGGTAGTTGTTCGACGCGTATTGGCTGGCACTGTTTCCGTGTGCGGCGTTGCCGCTCGTTATTGGCTTAACAACATTCCGGTGGCCAATAACCAAACACCTTATCTCGCCACTTGGAGAACGGCTGGAAACTTGTTTATCGCAAGCGTCACTGTTAACGCTTCTGGAAGGTTGCGCGTTCATGCTGGTGATAGAAGCGCAACGGTCGTTGCTGAAACGACTTCTCCTGTTATGCTCGCTAATGCTTGGCAGCACATTGAGTGCAAGCTGACACAAGGAGGCACGGGTGCTGGCGCAATCGAAATTCGACGTGAAGGTGTCACAGTTTTGAACGCAACTGGATTGACGTTTGGCAATCCAGGGGTGGACATTGCTCAGGTCGGTATTGTAACTCAAGCTGACGGCACCGGAGCAGGAACTACTTTCTTTGTCAAAGACTTGGTGATCTGGAACGGTCTAGGCTCGCAAAACAACGACTTTCTGGGTTCTGTCACGGTCTACGACCTATCGCCTGACGATGATGATACTCTTGGAGGCTGGACTCCAAGTTACGGCACGGATGGCTATCCTCTCCTTAGAGACAGCATTCCTTTCAACCATCTTATCGCCACAGGAACGCCGAATACCTCGAACAACATCAGAATCGGTGACACGTATTATCGGTTTACGACTGGAAGCGTTGATGCGGGCACTCCTGCGGGAACAAGCGCGAATCCGTGGCTTGTAAATCGCGGATCGAATGCTCAACAGGCTCTGAGCAATCTGCGCAAGGCTATCAACGCCAGTGGCACTCCCGGAACTGATTACTCCACGGCTCTGACGGTTCATCCCACGATCGAAGCGTCTGGGCTTTCGGCAGATAGGTTGGGTGTATGGCCGAAAGACGGCACGTCTTCTGCCTTCGCATTTGCGGAGAGCGACGCCAACCTTTCTTGGTTGTCTACTTCTGCAATGATTACCGATGGTCGTCCTGACGACCTGACGTTTATTGCAGCAGATGATACTCCGCCTGCTCCGTCTCAATTCTTCATGAGCAACCTTCCTCCCGACGTGACGAGTGTTCGCGGCCTCATATCTATCGTGAGAGCGCGGAAGGTTGATGGCGGTGACGGCAATCTGCAAGTGTCTATGACACCGGACGGCACCAACTATGCGCTCGGGCTTGATCGACCCATTACGACTGCCGCAACCTATTGGTCTGACATTAGTCAGGTCAGCCCTGCTACGACTGCGCCGTGGTCACCAACTGAAGTCGATGCAGTGAGGCTCCGTCTTAACAGGACTCTGTAACTGTGGCTCTAACCCCGACCATACAAGGCACGCAAGCTGCGGCTCGATCTGTTATTGAGCCGGGAGGTGACGAGCGCATCAGTCAAATGTCTGTGCGCGCTCTAATTAACTTTCCGACACCGATCATGGAAGCCAGTCAGAGCGCGGTTCGGGTGGCGCTGAATCGCGCTCCTGTCATGGAAGTTAGTCAATCGGTCGTGCGTGTCGTTTATCGTGGGCGTCTTGAAGATACCATTGTTCGTGCGTGGACCTTCACGCTCGACGGGCACGACTTCTATGTGCTGCGGCTCAATGAAACAGAAACGCTGATCTATGACACGAGCACTGAACAATGGGTCAACTGGGATAGTCATGGTCTCCCTGTCTGGCGCGTGAATTGTGGCACCAACTGGATCGAAGGCCAGTCTATCGGATTTGAGTCCGGTTCCGCAATTCTTGCAGGCGACGATCAGGCAGGGATTTTGTGGGCGCTGGACCCTGAAAGAGCCTTTGATGAAGCAGTGCTGTCGGATGCTCCCGAGCAGACAGTGCCTTTCCAGCGCATCGTGATGGGTCAGGTGCCTATGACGGGCCGTGAAGTGCTGCCATGCTACGCCTTGTTCCTGATCGGGGACAATTTCGGGCCTCTGACAGATGTTTTCACAGCGCAGATCACATTGGAATACTCCGACGATGCGGGCAAAACATACCATGACGCGGGCACGATTGAGGTGACGCCAAGCACCGTCAATCAGTCTTACGAATGGTATTCTCTCGGTCAGATTGAAGCACCTGGACGTCTATTTCGCCTCAGGGATACAGGCGTGTTCACGCGCATCGACAGTCTGACCATGAACGACGGGCAAGACTGATGGTCGGCAAGCTACAGCCTCTCGTCAATAATCAGATGATCGTCGGGCCTGACGGCAAGCCGACCGAGTATTTCATTCGGTGGGCGCAGCAACGTCAGATCGACATAGGCCAAGCCATTGATGAAGATCGCGCTCTTGAGATAATTCAGGCGTTCATAGACGACTATGCGCTGCAAGCGGGTAGCGGCATTTCCATTACGCCGGATGGCAAGCTGACCAGCAATCCGACGATCAGTGCCGAAGCACAGGCCATTCTCAACCAGATTTCGACTACGCACGGTGCAGTGCTGTTCAGGGGCGCAGCGAACTGGCAGGCTCTTGCTCCAGGCACGGCAGGTCAGTTTCTCAAGACAAATGGCGCAGGCGCAGACCCGAGTTGGGCGGCAGGCGGCGGAGGTGGGGGCGGATTGACTCCTCCTGTGTCGGGTGATTTTCCCAACACGCACGGTTCTCCCACAATTACATATGCGCCGAATTCGTTGTTACTATCTGATCTCTCTAACGGTTCTGGTCTTTCCGGTGTAGGAAGAAGTACGACAGGCTCATTTACTTTTACCGGAAAAGTAAGCACCTTAGTCCGTGGAAGTTTCAACAGCGGCGGAATTTTTGCTACAGATGGAACACGTTATCTTGTAATTGGACAATTCTTTTCTAGCGGTATTCGTATTTCTCAGTGGACTAGTCGAACTTCATTTTCGTCCGAGCCAGTCACGATAACTCCGGATAACATCATTCCTACTTGGTTTCGTATGGTTTACAACGGAACAAATGTAAACCTTCAACTTTCCTATACAGGAGACAATTGGATTAACGCACAGACCGGCAACACTTGGCTGACAGGAGCAGTGACCGAAGTCGGATTTGTCATGAACCGCAATAACACTTCTTTTTCTCCAGCTATGTGGGTTGAGAGTTGGGAATTGGTGTAGCTGCTTGACCTATCGCCGCTCCTAGGCTATGACTGCCCTGTTCCCTCGCCGCAGCGCGTTTCGTCCACATAGCCCAACCGGGAACCACGGGGCGATCTGGATGCAGGTAGCATGAACGCGCATACCCAAATCATTGAAGCTATTGACACATCGCCCCTCAATCGAGGTCTGCGAGGTGCTGACTGGCTGGCCTTCGAGGGCAACATTCCGATCACTTTCCCGAACGGCGACATTGCCTTGTTCGATTGGGAAGGCGATGGCACCTACCAGGTGCATTTCCTGTTTGTGTCGCGCGGGCGGGAAGCCATCGACAATGCCAAAGAGGCGTTTCGCCAGATGTTCGTCGATCATGGCGCGGAAGTGATTTTCGGCTTGGTGCCCGATTTCCGGCGTGACGTGAAGCTGCTTGCCCGCTGGATCGGCGGCAAGTATGTAGGCAAGCGCGAGACTTCGGAAGGGCTTTGTGAATTGTTCGTGCTGTCGAACGTCATGTATTTCAAGGATCGAATCTGATGGGCTTTCTCAAACAAGGAATGCAGAGATTCAATTCGCAGTTTGCGAATCCCGCAGATCGCATCGGTTCCGGTCTCGACATGATTGCACGTGGCGGCGGGGCTGACGCAGGATATAGCGGGATGCAGCAACAGCAACGGTCGATGCAGGAGCAGTTGTTGCCAATGCAGCCAATGCAGCCGATGCAGCAGTTTCAGCAGCCGATGATGCAGCAGCCTATGCAAGGGAATAATTTCCTGCAAACTCTGTTTTCCCGGCTTCTTGGTAGAGGACAAATGTAATGGGCTTTCTGAAACCAAAAGCGGCACGCTCTGACAATGCCAATATGGGACTCATCAACTCGACCTATGGCGGGATGATGAACCAAGGCACTGCGGCCAACAGCAACCTGTCCGCACTCCTTACGGGGCAAGGCGATGTTGCCGGCGCACAGCAAGGACTGCAAGGCTACCTGAACATGGCAGGCTTCGCTCCTGCCATGCGCCAGATGAGTCAGGCGACGACCGGACAGGGCGCAGCATCGGGCTTGCTTCGCAGCGGGATCACGGCCAACCGTCTCCAGACGCGCGGCGCTGAACTCAATCAGGGCTTCACCAACAATTACCTCCAGCAACTTGCCGGTCTTTCGGGACTGGGCTTGCAGGCGGGTGGCCTTGTGACGAATGCAGGATCGCGTAGCGTCGGCGAGCGTCCTTCGACACTTGGCAGTGTTGCCAGTGCAGCAGGAGGTCTTTTCCGTATCTTCTCGGATCGCCGCCTCAAGACAGATATCGTGAAGATTGGCGAAGAACCGGATGGTCTCGGCATTTACGAATTCCGCTACCTTTTGGAGCGGGATCGTGTCACTGGCGTCATGGCTGATGAAGTTGCCAAGCTTCGTCCGCACGCGCTCGGTCCGACAATCCAAGGTTATGCGACCGTCGATTACGGAGCACTGTGATGAACCTGCTTCAAGCTCTTCTTGCAGGCACCAGTGCCCAAGGTATCCCACGCCCTATTCAGTCGATTGATCCCAACACTGAGGAACCAGTGTCAGGGCCGATCCTGAATGGTGAAATGCCGCGACCTGCACCTGAAATGGCGATGCCACAGTTTCAGGGAAACTTTCAGCAGATGACGCAAGGCGCTCCGCCTATAGCATCTCCCTCGCCTGAAATCCTGCAAGCCATTGGAGGTAGTCCTGCAATACCCGCCGTTGAAATGCCTGCGCAACAATCTTCACAGCGTCCACGCCGCTCATTGCTCGACACGCTCGGACAAATTTCCGATGTGCTGGCGCGTGTCGGCGGCGCGGAACCTTTGTATCAGCCGACCTTGGATGCGCGGGAGGACAGGCAAAGGGCAATCGACCTCGAAGAACTGCGACGGCAGCAGATCGAGCAGCAGATGCAACTCGGAGGCCAGCAGATAAGAGCAGGCGAGGAAGGATTTGCAGACAATGCGCGCAATCGGTTGGCGACGGCCCTTGGCGCTCTTGCAGGCGATCCAGACGCCGCCAGTAAATGGCCTCAAATCGCTGCACAAGCAGGAATTGATGAAAATCAAGCAGATTGGGCAGGCCAACTGATTGGACAAGGATTTGCGCCGGAGCAGATCGCAGCAAGCCTTGGATGGTCGCCCAATGTTGGCAAGGGTCAGGGTTCGCTGGCAAAAGAGGTGCAGCTTTATCGAATGCTCATAGAAGAAGGCAGACCGGAGCTGGCAAACGCTTATCTTCAAAGCTTGGTTAATCCATCCAGCATGACGCCCAAACAGCAAGCAGACGTGCAGGCTTCGCTTGCGCGACTAAGACTTGATAGGGAAAAATTCGATTATCAGCGGGAACGCGACGCTAATCCGCCCGAGTCTGTGTCCGAGCGCAGAGATCGGGAGAAACTGATTCAGTCTTTGCCAAAAGTGGAGGCTTCGTATCGTTCGTTCACAAAGGATATCGACAAGCAAATTCGTGAACTCAAGCAATTGCGAGAGCATCCCGGCCTTGGAGGAATTACCGGAGGTATCCTAGGACGTCTTCCAAGTGTCTCGGGCGCTTCTACAGGTGCTCAGGCCATTTTGAACACGATCAACGCACGCGCTGGTTTCAACACGCTGCAAGAAATGCGCAACAACTCGCCTACGGGCGGTGCGCTCGGTTCTGTCTCGGAAGCAGAAGGTAAGCGGTTGATTGATGCGGCTGCGTCTCTTGATCAAACCCAGAGCAAGGCTGATTTTCAGAGATCAATCGACAAATATATCAGCGATCTGAAATTTTCTAGAAATAACATCACGCAAGCATTTGAGGACACTTACGCAAACATTCAGCGCGCATCGTCTCCTCGCCCTACATCTC